ATATTAGTTTCATCTAACATATCTTTAGTTTCGTGTAAATATTTCTTTTTTGATGAAATCCCATTGATGAAACTTTTAGCTTTTACCTCTGATGTCCTACTTCTTTTTGCAGTTCTTTCAGAATCTCCTAATGGGTCTCTACCATATGGATGTTTATCTTTACCATAGGTGTTACCTTCACGAGGTCTTCCTACATTTCCCTTTAGTTCACTTTTTAAGTTCTCTAAACTTTCCTCAACATCGGTTTGTTGTGGTGGGTTTGCAGGGTCATTACCTTCATTTTCAATAGAATTATAACGGAATGTGTCTTTGATATCTTCTACAACTTTACCTCGTTGTTCAGTTTGTTCTGATTCAGACATTTTAAAGATGTTATCATATATCCAATCTTTAGATAACATTTTTAACGATTGCATATCAGTTGCTAATCTAATCTTTTCAGACCATAGATTAACTTTTTCTTGTTCATAGATTGTTGATGGATTTACTAATTGTATTTCAAAATTAGCCATTTCTGAATCTTGTATACCATTACCATATAAGTGTATAACACCTATTCTTGATAATTCTGATACGATTGTTCTTTGTATTCTTTCGATTGTTCTTGCAAAACGAACATCTTCTGCTGCTAGAGTTGCTTTACCATTAATATTTTCTTCATATCCCAAATATGCTTTTGGAATCTTTAGTGCAGCAAATAATTTACCTTTTAAATATTCAATATCTTCGGTTGCAGTATATTCCAACCCACTTAGGTTTTCGATATTAGTTCCACTATCACCACCTCTTACTGGTAGATAAAAATCTTCCGTAAGGTTTTGCATGTTATATTTTAAGTTATAATCACCGGTTTCTTTATTTACAAACGGAACTTTTTTCATCTTACTGATGATTTTCTGCATGTAGTTATCAACTTCGGTAGGATTAATATTACCAATATCAATTTTGAACACTCTCTTTTCAGGTGCTCTCATAATACGATGGATTAACATCGCATCTTCCATAAGAGATAATTGTTTCCATAATCTTCTACCATTCTCTACCATTGATTTACCATATGGTAACCAGTTAGTATCTGATAATAGACGGAAGTGAGCCATTTCAAAATTATCATAATCAACTTTTCCAATAGCATCATCCATTACTCTGAATTTAACCATATGTGGATTGGTTGGGTCATGTCCTTCAATTCTTTCCGTATTATATTGTGAATATGGGGTAACGTTTACAATACCCTTACCATCCGCAATCTCTAATCCTAAAAAGAAATCACCATACTTACACATATTACGAACCCACGGCCATAATGTAAATTCGATATTTAAAATATCATAGTATAAGTTTTCTAATAATTCTTGTACACGAGGATTATCCGAACGAATAATCAACATATCACCAAATTCGTTTTTTAATGTAGATTCATCAGCGTAAATATCTAATGCAGATGCAATAATTGGGTCTTGGTCCATTGCATCATAATCTCTAAAAACTTCTCTACGAACTTGTTGGTATGCCATTGATTGTGCACCACCTGCTTGTTCATAAAAAGATTTTTGTAGTTTTGTGTACCTATCTCTTAACGATGATAGATTCGTTTCTTGCCTTTCATCGAAGTCAAAAACCTTACGTTTCCCATCGGGCGTAACCGTGACGATTGCCTTTTGAGAAAATAATTTTCTTAACCTACCAAAAAATGAAGTATCTGCCATATTTGTTTATTTTACCATTTTCTGCAAGACCAATAACGAGCTTTAGTTCTCGGACCTGGTTGGTCACAATTATGTCTTGCTCTGAAAGATTTTCTTCTTTCAGGATTATTTTTCTTAATGTTCATTCCCGGTTGACCGAAATTTACTTTAACTACTTTTCCTGTCTTTGGGTTTTTAACATAAACTTTAAACTTCTTAACATCACCTTGCATTGGTTTACCCAACTTCACTTCTCTACCTTGATATTCTGCTTCATAAACACAATTACAATTGGCTTCTTGTAGTTCTGATGAATATGATTTTAAGAAATTAAGAAATTCTTCTTCATCATCATCTTCTACATCTAACTCATCGTAATCTAAAAAGTTATTTTCCGGTGCATCAAATGGATAGTCTTCTACTTCCTCTTTGATTATGTTTGTTAATTTTATCATGGTATATTTCTCCTATACACTATAAATATATACATTTTTTTATTTGATTATTTTATTAACCACGATAAATCTTCGGATTGATTACCAACTCTCATTTGCCAAGGGTTTTCATCGTATGATGAATTACCACCAAACCCACCAATATCGGTTACACTTTGATTTATACCACCTAAAGTTTGTTTTGTTAAATCAATACCTTCTTGTCTCAATCTTAATGCAGTATCTCTAACCCACAATCCAATTGAAAGTGACATAACTAAGTCATCGTTATACCCTCTCATTGCTTCTGCACGATTACCATTCCATATGAATGTAAATAACTCATCTATTAACCTCGTAGAACGAATTGTAAAGGATTTTTCTCTTAGGTAATCATCTAACTTAGAAATAATTAATGGACGGGTTTTAGAGGTAGTAGAGAACCCAGCAACCATACCTCGTTCTTCTGCTCTAAACTTATTTGTCATTTGATGTGCAACATCTACATATTTTAAATCCTTACTCATATAGAATAAGTTTTTATATCCCCTATCAATTACTTGTTGGATAACCGCCCAACCAATATTTGCATTCTCTATTACTAATAATGCTTCGTTATATTCAGTTGAAAGTGAAACTAAGAAGTTTCCAAAATCTTTTGTATCTAATTTACCTTTATACTCTGCAACTTGTACGGAATTCACAACATCTATTACTTGTGCAGTAGAATAATCGCCTCCATCTCCACGAGCAACGTCGGCAACTACCATATAAGAACGATTATAATCAGGATATTCCCATTTCCAAAGATTTCCATCGAACCCAGTTTTTTCTAATGGGTCTAAACAATATGTTTCTTTATAAAATTGTAGTAATGCAGGGTCAATGACAGTATCACCGGAACTTACGAAGTCACAATCACATTCTTGTGCTGCACCCTTTGGCCCTAATAACCTTTCTTGTTCATCTCTCCACGGTTGAGCACGCTCAGGGTGAACTGACCAGTGTAATCTAATAGTATTAAACCCATTTCTACCTTCTTCTGCACCTACCCACGTTCTATGAAAGAAATTACCCACACCATTAGGTGTAGAAAGGATAATTGCGTTACCACCCGTTGATAATGTAGATTGAGCAGATATCCAAATCTCCTCAATACTATCAATAAAGGCTGCCTCATCAAATACTAATAGGGATAGGGCTTCAGAACGACCAGCATCTCCTGCTGCAGAAGTTGCTTTTGCCTGTGACCCATTTGAGTATCGTAATGAAAGTTTATTATCTTCAACTGTCGTTTGTTTTAACCAACTAGGTAGGTATTGGTTCATTACTCTAATCTTAGTGATTAGGTTTTTAGCAACTTCTTGTTTAGTTGCAATTACCAAAACGTTAAAATCTTGATTAAATAACATTTTCCATAAAGAGAATCCTGCAACTAAGGTAGATATACCTGTTTGACGTGATTTCAATACGATGTTATAACGATTATCTTTAAAATCGGTTAGAGTATCTTCCTGAAATGGATATAAATGAAATGGAATCTTACCTCGTACCGGATGTTGAATCATACAATACTTACGCATGAAATATATCGGGTCAGCAGCACATTTCTGATACTCAATTTTTATTATATCTTTTAATGAAGCATTTGCCATATTACAAATAGTGTTCTAATTTGTTTTCTTTTAGGATTTCGAATGCTTTATTTCTGAATTCTTCTACTTTTACAAGTTCATCTTTTCCAAATTCAATCATTTCCATTATACCAGCTTTAACTTCTTCTACTGGTTGTGGTAATTCCCATTTATCGGTAGTTCCATCTTCATTGATGTACTCATAGTATGGTTTTACATCATCATATGTTTGTTGTAGTTCTTCTAATTTGATTTTACCATCAATTAACATACGAGTATATATTTTGTAATCCTCATAATGTTCCCACATACCTAATGCACGGATTTTGGTTTCGAATTCTGCTAAACAATTAGCACAATAACCAGTCTTTTGAATTAATTTTTTATGTGTGGGTGTGAATTTGATTGTCTTACATTCCGAACCTTTACAACGAGATTGCTCATCTTTCCATTTACGAAGTTCTTCGAATGCTTCAGAATTTTTAGAAGTTTTTAGAATAAATCCTTCTTTCTTTTCGTATTTATGATGTTCGTCTTCCCAAACATCACCTACTTTACGTTCAATTTTATCTGCGTTCCAACCAAGAGTGGTAGATTTTTCATACTCACCACCAGTCAAAACCATATCAACCAACTTTCTACGAGTTGGGTGCATATATTTCTTTTGAAACTCTTTCGCCATTATTATTATATATTAGGTTTTCATTTTAATATAGATAAATATGGCGAAAGAAGAATTTTAATAAAAAATACCCAAAAGTTGGTTTAATGATGCGAATGCACCTGTAA